CCGCTGTTAGGTATTTTAAATTTAACAATTGCAGTATCTGCTGCATCCATATCTGTTAAAACGCTAAATCCCATCCAATGATATGCAGGGTCAGCAGTAAAAGCCTTAGAGCTATCTGTTATCTCGTGAAATTGCCTATTGCTTGTAACTAATAGTGCTTGAATATTATCCGTGGCTGTATCTACAGTAGTAATATACAAACCAAAACTAAACTGATATCTTCCAGTAACTGGTGCTGTAAATGTATTAGATGCAAAGTCTGCATTTTGGTCAAATACTTCTGTTTGGAAAAAAACTGTTGTTTCGGCATTAATAGGAAAATTACTTTGCGACCCACTAGGTTTACACAAAAACGCTGACTGCAATGGCTTAGTAACGTGACCTGCAGCGTCAACTAAAATAGCATCACCATTAAAGTTATTACCAGCCAGTTCTGCTAGATCACTTTGTCTACTCATTAGGTTATCTCCATTACCGAAAGTATTACGTCCGTAGCTCCACTACCTATAACTATAATTTCATCAGTAGTAGCTAATACTATCTTACCGTCAAGCACCGAGAGAGATGAACCTGCAGGTATAGGAGCATTAGTAATAATCTCAACCGCTTGGTTAGCTTCGTTGTTTGCACCAGACATATTTGCTGTATCTGTATTTATTGTTACTGTAGCTGTTGTCTGCGAGGTTGTTGTGTTACCAAGTGTCAGCCCCAGTATAACTGCAGTTGTTGAACTCGCTACTGTGTAAATTACATCAGACGATGTTACACCTGCTTTAGTTACTAGTTTAAATGTATTAGCCATTGTTTTCTCCTATATCAACCTAAGGCAATCGCCAAAGCCGTAATGTCACCTGTTGTTGCAACAGTACCAGTAACGGCGGGTAATGTCAATGTTACATCCGCCGTAGATGCTGGACCTATTAGTTTTACTGAGTTATTTCCATTGTCTGAGTCTTCAAAGAATGATACAAATCCAGCGGTAGTACTTCCGTTCTTTACAGACAAACCTGCATTAGCTACTGGAATAGCTGTAAAGGTAGCTATGCCATCTACTTGCAATGTGGACGCCATATCTACAGCGCCATCTATATCTACCACATCTAAGTTAGAAGTACCCGCAACATCAATAGCACCACTAATATCTAAGGTGGCTGCATCTAACTCGCCAGTTATGGTGAAGTTACGAATACCTGTGTAGTCTTTGTTAGAGTCAAGTATAACAGCCTTAGAAGCTACAGCAGTACCGACAGCAGTGCTACCAATGTCTAGTGCGTTTAATTCGCCTACAACTGCAGTAATACCGTCTAATGAGTTTAGTTCTGCAGCGGTACTAGTAACACCATCAAGTATATTAAGTTCTGCAGCAGTAGATGTTACGCCATCCAAAATGTTTAACTCTGCTGCAGTACTAGTAACCCCATCTAAGATATTAAGTTCTGCTGTGGTAGAAGTAACACCGTCTAACAAGTTTAGTTCTGCAGCTGTAGACGTCACCCCATCTAAGATGTTAAGTTCTGCTGTTGTACTTGTAACACCATCAAGAAGGTTTAACTCTGTAGCTGTAGATGTTACTGCTACATCCTCGTTAATTTTAGGGGACGTTAAAGTCTTGTTTGTGAGTGTATCTGTAGATACTCGTGACAATAAAGTTGAGCTAGAACCTTCTGGTAATAGCATAGTATTTGTAGCACTAGCGGAGTGCGGTTGTGCTTGGATTGTTTGACCGTGGCTGTTACTCTCGCAGTTAAATACGATCTGGGCTGAGTTAGTATTACCTCGTACAACTACTGTACCAGTACCATGAGGTGCTAGGTCTATTGTAGCATTAGAAAGTGTAACAATATCTTTACCGTTCATGTCTAGGTTACCACCTAGCTGTGGGGTAGTATCTTCTACAATGTTAGCTAAGTCTGAACTTGAACCAGTACCAGCAAGGATAGTACTTCTAGTAATCTTTTTAAGTCCACCACCAGAAGTATCAAGGGCTAAGAATACATCATCATTAGCTGCAGTACTTATCTCAGTTAGATCACCTATTGTACTGTTACTTACGTCAAGAATATTTAGTTCTGCTGCAGTACTTGTAACACCGTCGAGAATGTTTAGCTCTGCTGTGGTAGAGGTTACACCGTCAAGTATGTTTAACTCTGCTGTAGTAGACGTTACGCCATCAAGTATGTTTAACTCTGCAGCCGTGCTGGTTACACCGTCAAGTATGTTTAACTCTGCTGTAGTTACGCTAGCACCATCTAGTATTTCTAATTCTGCTTCTGTAATAACAGCACTGCCTATAGTAAGACCACCTACAGTAGCCACACCTGTTACAGCTAGTGTGCCTGCCACCGTAGCATTTACATCTACATCAAGTGTATCAATGTGTGCAGTACCGTCTAGGTAAAGATCACGCCACTCTTGACTTGCAGAACCAAGGTCAAATGTACTGTCTGTGTTGGGAATAATACTTGAGTTTACGTCAGCACCAAACACAACATTATCAGAGGCTGAATCACCAAGAGTAAGCGTACCACCATTAAATGTTGTAGTGCCAGTTACTGTAGCATTGCCTGCAACTGTAAGATTACCACCTACAGCTAAGTTACCTGAAATGTCAGCAGCACCATTGATATCAATAGTAGTAGCAGCAATCTGTATCTCTGTGTCGGCTACAATGTCTAGCTGACCATCTGCACTAGAGTTAATAAAGATAGCAGTATCACGAAACTGTATCTTCTCTGTAGTAGCAATAAGTATGTCATCAGAGAACTCAAAGTAGTCCTCATCTTCCATCCACTTTAAAGCACCGTCATTACTACCGCCATTAAAACTTATAGTTATGTCACCAGCATTTGTACCAAAAGTAATACTGTCAGACAGTAGTGCCGTAATAGGTCCACCTTCGCCAACAGTACCGTCATGTGTGTGGCCTGAACTAGCATCAAAGGCAGCTAGAAGCTGATCGTACTCGTTGTTAAACAGGTCCGAAGTAATGACATCGCCATCAGTAAAGGTTGATTGTCTTGTGTATGTAGCGCCCATTTAACGTCTTGCTCCTAATTGATATTCGAGTTGGAAACCTTTAAGTGAATAAGGTGCCGACTCACCACCATCATTTATTCTTAATATAACAGAAAAGCCTGAGCCTTCTACAGGCTGTCTTACGAGTGGTTGTGATGCTCCACCAAAAACAAATCTAATTGCACCACCTATAACACTGAATACAGCTGAACCGAATTGAGCAGCTACAACAGAAGAGTCTAAGGGATAAGCTGCAGGTCTAGGAGAATCTGCGCTTTCGTTATCATACCTTACCAAGAGGTCAGCATCAATTGCAGACTCTGGTTTGTAGTTAATAATAACCCTTTGCATATGCTTACGAATACCTGTGTCACCAAAAGACAAGTCAGTACTTCTGTACTTACCTAGCAAGGGTGTACCGTCAAAGGTGTTACCTTTTTCTTGCCTGTGTATGAAGCCACTAAAGTCTCCATGCAATACAATTACATTACCTGCTTGCACAATAGTGTCGGTACAAGACGGTCTAATTCCACGTATCTCAGAGAACTCAAATCCATCTTGTTTCATAACACAGATAATACCTCTTGTAGTATTAGCTGCTGTATTTTCTTTAGTAAAAAATATTCTGTACTGTGTCTTATCTTGGATAACAACACTCTCAAAGGATGCAGAGTTTTTAATATTAGCATCAAAGATAGACTGCACGTTTCTACTTATTGTACCAAGTTCTGTGTCACCAATATTTGCAGTAGCAGCAACTGTACGTAGACCATCTGGGCCAAGGAACACTAGGTCACCACCAAATTCTTGTATAGTGTCGCCGTTAATACAACCAATGTTTCTTGTAACAGGTACAATAGTAAAATCACTAGAGGTATTACCTGTTAGTTTAAAAATTCTATTCTCGCAAAAGATAAAAAGACTATCACGAAAGACTTTAATTCCTGTAATAGTATCGTCTACTCTAATGCTGCCTGCAGGTAAAGATCCACCAGTACCAAACCCATCTTCGTTAAAGCCTTCACTAAAGTTCAATAGTTCTGGGGTAGTAGATTTACCAGCGTAAAACATATGAGACTTATAGGAAACAACAAACTTAGAACCTGCAACAGCACTTGCACTGACATCAGTAGCACTAAGAGCTAAGTTAAAAACTACAGGTGCGTTTACACCATCGACGAATATAATCTTTTCATTACCGTCAAAGTTAAAACGTTCAAACCTATACTTAACAGCATTAGTTCTGCCCGTATCTATCTCTGTCCAGTTAGCCGAGATAACATCTCTAAGACTGTGAGCCGCTGCAGAAGTACCTTCTCTTGCTCTTGTCACACCCGTAAACTCATTTGGACTAGATGATGCATCTACACCTGTGTAGGTAAATAGTTCTGAGTTAATCTGAAATGTACCACTAGTTGCAAACCCTGTAACAGAATCTACACTGATTGTACCAGAACCTGTCATACCTGTATTGATGGCTATGGATCTAGCTATCTCAGCAGATGTAGAAGAGAATATTTTCTCTCCCCTACAAGCTAGTACCTTAGTACCAAAGGTAGCTACACCAATTACTTTTTCTGAATCAGCGGATGTTACGGGAACTATCTGATTAACGTACTTACGGTGTCCATTTATTCTCCTGTAGCCACCCTCAACGTCAGGCTCAAAGTTTTCTAAAACTAAAGCCTCTCCTGGTTGCATAAGAAAAGAAGAACGGTTTAAAACTAAACCGCCCTCACAGTTAAATGCTACAGGTTGTACTTGGGAACTATCTGGCATTAGACAGATGCTCCAAAGCTAGAGCTAACTGGTCTATCTACAACGGTAGACCTAATGTAATCAAACTTGTTAATCAACAGACTTTGAATATTCTTAATACCGTCTTCAAAGCGTTCAAAGTTAATCTGGTACTGCTGCATCTCACCTCTGTACTGATACAAGAATGCAGTAGCACCGTCTGTAATAACTGGTTTAAACCTGTCTGGTATTGTAGTCACATCACCCTGTGCAACTAAGTCATTAGGAAACGTAAAGTAATCATACAGTAACGTATATTCTTTATCAGGATAAGGGTAGAGTAAGTAGTTGTTGTCGAGTGTACGGATAATGTACTGTGGCATAGCACCACTATCAAACTGCGTTACCACAACACCAGTAGCGTAAGCAGCGGCAGTAGTACCATTAGCACCTCGTGTGCAACCTGTAAGAGTATTACCAGAAATAGCAGTGTAAGTAATTTGTTCACTTGCAACGTAGACAGTTCCTGTTGCTGAAAAACCTGTAGCTGAAGCAAGTGTAAGTATAGTAACAGAGTCTGTGTGTGAGCCGTTTAATGTTGTAGATTCAATTTCATCTTCTTGGCTTGCAAAGTCTTTACTAATGTATTCGTTGTAATTTAGTTTTCTTAAATTCATGCCTGTTGAATTAACAGTAGCACTCTTCTTTATTCTAGCTGTATTATAATCTATGTATTTTGTACCAGTAGGTATAGTATATCGAACTACACCAGGAACTAGAGTAGATACGTTAGACGCATGATTAAATGGGTACGCAAATTCTTTTTGGTTAATGTGTCGAATGGCTTCGTTTACAGCATTCTGAGCCTGTACCTGTACTCCCCTAGCATCTAAAAAGTTAGCAGAAGTTAATACTACTTCATTCATACGGGTGAGGATTTCGTTTGTCAGTGAAAGGTATGTAAGTGCCATTCTGTTCCCTCAAGATGTAGCAAAGGGGCCAGCCTATAGCCAGCCCCTGAGTTTATTGTTATATTACAGCAAGTCACGTTGGGCTGCAGCAGCCTCAGTGTGAGCAGCCGAAACATCTGCAATTACTGCATAGACACGTAAGCGTCCAGTAGCAGCAGCAGCACCAGCAATAACAACATCAATGGTATCTGACGCAGCGACAAGAGCTAATGCAGCA